CTGACTACATATAAGTATGGTTGGAAGACTTCTTACTATCAAAATACGAATGATCTTAAGAATGACGAGGTAGAAGAAGAAAAACCTAATTTAGAAAACCTGTTAACCGAATTAAGTAACGCCGAGGAGGGAGAGTGTGAATCCTGTGCAGTTTAAAGTCAGTTCCGTGGAGGACACCAACGTGAGTCAAGTTAAGGGTATGACGGTGTTCAATACGGAACAAGTTAATACCAAGAAACAACCAATGTTTTTTGGTCAACCTCTGGGAGTCCAGAGATATGATTCTTACAAATACCCAGTCTTTGATAAACTGACCACACAACAACTAGGATATTTTTGGAGACCAGAAGAAGTTTCGCTGCAAAAGGATCGTGGAGATTATCACACGCTTCGTCCAGAACAAAAGCATATCTATACCTCTAACCTCAAGTACCAGATTATGCTTGACTCCATTCAAGGGCGTGGTCCTGGGATGGCTTTTATACCTTACTGCAGTCTACCTGAATTAGAGGCATGTATGGAGGTCTGGGGATTCATGGAAATGATCCATAGTCGCTCCTACACCTACATCATTAAGAACGTCTACTCAGACCCCTCTGAGGTCTTTGATAAGATCGTGACCGATGATCGCATCCTAGAGCGTGCAGCAAGCGTCACAGAGGCGTATGACGACTTCATTGGTGGTGCTCAGCAGTATGGCAACAGCAGTATGTGGGAACTTGCTAATGAAGGTCACATGTCTGGTCAATTTGATCGTCGTGAACTGAAGCGTAAACTTTATAGAGCAGTTGCAAATGTCAACATCCTTGAAGGAATTCGGTTTTATGTTTCTTTTGCTTGCAGTTTTGCTTTTGGTGAACTTAAACTCATGGAAGGTTCAGCAAAAATTATCTCCCTTATTGCTAGAGATGAGAATCAACACCTCGCCATCACCCAAAACATTCTGAACAAGTGGAAAGCAGGTGATGACCCTGAAATGAAGCAAATCATGCAGGAAGAAGAGGAGTGGACTTACAAGGCATTTGACAATGCTGTGAATGAAGAGAAGCGTTGGGCAGACTATCTCTTTAAGGATGGTTCTATGATTGGTCTGAATGACAAACTGTTGCAGCAGTATGTTGAGTGGATTGCTAATCGTCGCCTGGTTGCAATTGGACTGGATCGCCAGTATGATATTCCTGCTAAGAACAATCCACTGCCATGGACGCAGCACTGGATCTCCTCCAAGGGTCTCCAGGTCGCTCCACAAGAGACAGAGGTTGAGTCCTATGTCGTCGGTGGTATCAAGCAAGATGTAAAAAAAGACACGTTCTCTGGATTCCAACTCTGATGCGAAACCAAGTTAGTAAAGACGAACTTAAAGTTCGTGTGCTTAAATTAAAAAATAAAGTGGATGGGGAACCATCCACTGTGTGGCAAGGAGAGAAAGACCTCGCCCATAAATACCTAAACGAGGTATTGTTTATGCTGGATGAGTATCGAATGTGATTATGAAAACCCCTGGTATTTTGAGGGAACCCCTTTTTTATCTGAGGATATTGACGATAACTTCGGTTTTGTCTATCTCATTACAAATCTCCAAAACGGTCGCCAGTATATCGGAAGAAAATACTTCTGGTCATTTAGAAAACCTCCCGGTAAAAAGCGCAGAGTAAAAAAAGAATCTGACTGGAAAAAGTATTATGGGTCTTGTCCAGAACTTAAAGAAGACATTGAGCAATTGGGTAGACAAAATTTTAGTCGCCACATCTTGTCACTACATAAAACACCTGGCAAAACAAACTACGAAGAAACAAGACAACTCTTCACAAACAACGTCCTCACGGAAGCCCTTGACACAGGAACCCCCAAGTTCTATAATAGTAACATCCTCAGCAGATACTTCCGAAAAGACTACTATGATGGAGACTGAAGAGATTGTTGCTAAGATCAATGAATGGGCAATGGACCGATTCCTTGAACCTCTTCCAACAAAAGATTGCTTGGCAATCTACCAAGAGTTCCAAGAATGGATGGAACCACATGGAGAGGACCTGGAAGTAATCACACTTGATGAAATCACCGAAGAAGAATACGAAGATTTCATCGAACGGGGTTAACGCCATTTTAGCTCAGTTGGATAGAGCAACGCTTTTGTAAAGCGTAGGTCGTCGGTTCAAGTCCGACAAATGGCTCTCTGACTCGCTAGCTCAGTTGGATAGAGCAACTGCCTTCTAAGCAGTCGGTCGTAGGTTCGAGTCCTACGCGAGTCGTTGACAATCTACCACCCACCTGGTATGATTGTCATTATGGGCATTGAGAGAGTCCCACCACCACTCCTCTCTCATGTAAGACCCGCACGCGGGTGTGGTGTAGCGGTAACATGCGAGCCTTCCAAGCTCTTGTCACGGGTTCGATCCCCGTCACCCGCTTTCCCTTCGGGGAACATATATTCCTCAGTAGCTCAGCGGCAGAGCCGACGACTGTTAATCGTCTGGTCGTAGGTTCAAATCCTACCTGGGGAGTCACGCTTGCTTAGCTCAGCGGTAGAGCATCTCGTTTACACCGAGGCGGTCGGCGGTTCGATCCCGTCAGCAAGCATCACTCCCCGGAGGACCATGAAAAATGATTATCGTCAGATGCAAAGAATGTGGAAAGGAGTTGACATCCACTAGTAAGGTGCAATTCTGTGGTTGTCCCAACCAAATGAGAGTTGTGGACAACAAAGTAGGTGCTGTTGACTTGGATAAAGTTGTAATGGTATCCAATAAAATAGAGAATAAGATTGACAGTCATTTCTCTAGGAGTGAACTTCTTTACCAAGAGGAACGCCGAAAACGCAAAGTCCGTAAATTGGATTTTGAAATCAAATAAGGAAGAGTGGTCGAGTGGTTTATGGCACTGGTCTTGAAAACCAGCGAGGGTGCAAGTCCTCCGTGGGTTCAAATCCCACCTCTTCCGTTATAATTCCCTAATATTTAATCTTTTTGTAACATTCTGATACACTAGATAGGTTGTAGGCAATCTTTCTACCACCATGCATCCCGACGAGTTACAAAACTGGCAGATTATCAAAGAGAAATTTGAGGAAAACGGCACAACAGACAACTACTTTTACAAGCGAGCTTGTGCTATAGTAAGCGGGCAACCGGACCCGATGAGCAATCTTCCAAATGTCGCACAGGATGGATGAAATCAGACCTTCACATTACGTGACTGAAGAACAGTGCAAAGAGATGATTGATAAAGCGATTGACAGTCATAACAAGACGGCAACGCTTATTTCTGCTGCTATTGGATCTGTTTTACTGTTCTTCTATGCTCAGGGTCTAATGATAATTGTAGACAAAATCAAATAAATACCTACGTAGTCACGGGCACACAACCCGCAAAGAGGTGTTCCCATGTATAGGGAACCGCACCTGCAAAAGAAATCGGACGAATGTGCTGCTTTGTGGAGGGAGTGGCATACTTTGTGGCAAAAAAAGCAATAGGTGCCCCAGATGCGAGAGCAGAATGGGGTAAATGTGTCACGGAATTTGGTGAGATGGTAAGTGAGGAAGTCAAAACAAATCCTCGTTATAACTCAATAAGGGAGATATAGATAGTGTAGTTGCGTAAACTTTATGAAGTTTATTTTCGCATTTATCGCTACATTATTTCTTGCTGCTCCAGCATGGGCAGTAGATGTTCAAATGGGATCAAATGGCAATCTTGTCTTTGATCCGGCAGAAGTAACTATATCTGCAGGAGAATCAGTTCACTTTGTCAACAATATGCTTCCCCCTCACAATGTGATTGTTGAGGATCGTCCTGACTTAGGTCATGAAGCCCTGGCAATGTTACCGGGTGAGGAGTTTGATGTTGCATTTCCAGAGGCGGGGGATTATACTTACTGGTGTGGTCCTCATAAGGGGGCTGGAATGATTGGCACGGTACACGTTGAATGAACTATACACACAACTACATGAAGATTTTTCTTGATACTGCTGACACTGATATTATTGAAAAATATTTCAGCACTGGATTGGTAGATGGTGTTACAACCAACCCCACACTCATTATGAAGAGTGGGAAAAATCCTGATGACGTTTATCAAAAGATTAAAGATATTGGTGTCAAGGACATCAGTATGGAAGTGATGGGATCTGACCTTGAGATGTATGACGAAGGTATTCGTCTTTATCAAAAGTTCGGTGATGTATGCACAGTCAAAGTTCCTTGCACACGCGAGGGTCTAATCGTCTGCAAGCGACTCTCTGAACAGAACATCAAAGTCAACGTCACATTAATCTTCTGTGCTGCACAAGCAGTCCTGGCTGCCAAAGCAGGAGCGACATATGTCTCTCCTTTTGTTGGTAGATTGGATGATCAGTCAGTCGCTGGATTGGAGGTTGTACGTTCTATTTCAGAACTCT